TTAAATCCACGTCCTTCAGTCGCACTCGCAAATGTAGTTACGTTTCCTTGAGCGTCCACTTTACGAATCGCATTATTTCCTCGGTCAAGTACATACAGGGTTCCACGATAGGATACAACATCTATAGGTTTATTAAATGTAGCCTGATTAGCAGCTCCATCTTGAAACCCAAATTCTGTTTGACCTGTAAGTAAACTGGAATTTGAATCTGTACCAAGCTTCAAGATAGCGTGATTAAACTCCGGAGTATCATCGGCACGATAAGAATCAAAATTAGATATATAGATGTTTTGAAGATCGACTGCGATCGGATTCGCGTTCCTAATCTGCATTATAGTTTGTAGTCAAAAAAATGTTTACCAGCTCGTCTCCTTTTCTAAGCGTCTGTCCCAGATTGGATCTGAGAATGGTGTTTCAGGAGTTATTTCTGATTGAGGAGGAGCAAACTTTAAAGCAATTTTAAGTCTATTGTTTTCAGAACCGTAATAGTATGCTTGAATGTATTTACCACAATACTTTTCAAGTTGTTCAAGAAGTGAATATTCATTCAAAACACTTTCAGTATCAAACTTGATTGAACGAAACTTTATTGTACCATCCAAAGTACAGAGTTCAATTTGAGGATCAATCCTCGCTTCTAAACACTCTACAAATGATTCTTTAATATTTCGTTTACGAGCGGCATCCATTAAAAGAGAGTTCAAATAGATTGAAAACTCTATTTTACCTTGTTGGTTTCGCAAGTTTATTAAATCGTTGATATCTTGATCAGAGAGAATAGGTGTCATTTTGTATGAATTAATTCGTTCTGCCTAAATGTCTTCCATTTTATCCTAGAAAACTAAGTAGAAATACATTCAACAAATGTGACACAACTACAGCAGCAGCTCCTAAAGCACCTGCTCCTTGCCAAGAGACAACACCTCCAGAAGTATATGCATTAGGAATGTATCGAAGCAACAAATCACGGGGAGCCGACATAGATAAAGCTACAGTAGCCAAAAAGAATGAAACATACAATGTCAAGTTAGCCCACATCAATCGCATCATTGGTAGACTTGGCTTGAAAGAAGGGACCATATGGGTTCTCTGAATGTGATCTGAACCAGATACACCTGCCATTGGAGGCATTGATTGAGGCATCTGAGGAGAAGGGAGGAGGGCGTCAAGTGAAGTTTGGTCGTCCATTGTTTATGAAGGAGACGGGATTTCACACGTTGCATCTTCCACGCGATATTTGTAACACTTTCCATCAACCTTCACTGTTTTTGAATCTATCTCTTCTAAAGGAACACCTAAAATACGATAGGTCGCATAGTTGCGATGGAATATCAATACCGAAATACCAAGACCGATAACAAATGAAAAGAAGGGACCTGCATTTTCAATTGCTCTTGTGATGTTAATCATTACTTATTGCTGAGACTTGCGAGTAGATTGAATGAGTCTGCTTCAACTCCACATGGAACTTCAATAGCATTTGTTCGAACACATCCTGTATCTGTATGAAAGATATCGTTATCATGTGGTGTAGGGACGGCGACCTCTTTTCGGGTAGGCGGAATGATAATACATGCGATTAACATACCTACGATGACTCCAGCTGAGATCCACGTGAGATGAAACATTACTCTTAACTAGGAACAACTTTTGGAGCAGAGGCCTTAGTATCTCTATACTTGAAATATGCCAATGCAATTGGAGTGAGCAATAAGCCTGAATATGGAACTACAATTGAAACTGCGGTCAAAATATAAGCAGTAATTGTGTTTCCTGTAATAATCAATAAATGATAGGTAACAGCAATACTAAAGACCCAAAGCATTGTTAACATAAACTGACCTACATATCCAAGTGCACCTAAGATTGTACTTGAAGGTGTTAACCCTGACAAATCGGGTCCAGCAAACTCAGGTTTCTTACCTGCTATAACCTTTTGTCCATCGGGAATAGCGACTGTTTGGGAACGTCCAGTTGCTTGATCTTTATAAGTTAATGTTAATCGACGTCCTGTAATAATGTTAGCAGAAGACTGTTTCTCAGCTACTTTCTTTTGAAGTAAACTGGACTCAAACTGATTTTTATTGAAATTGATACATTTCTCATCCGAAGCAGAACCACAAACTTCAATTGCCTTTTTCTTGATTTCAGCCTTCTCATCATCCGTCAATACAACCTCTTTGTCACCTGATAGTAAATCAAGAGCGGGCACAAGTTTATTATCTGCGACCAGATCTAGATATCCTTGTTTGGCTTTCTCTTGCATTGATTTTGTAATGTCAGTTGCGGCATTTTCATCACCCCACGTAGCTTGTTGAATTACAATACTCATTGTTAGTTAGCAAACACGAAATTCGCAAGACCACTAACGATTCTCAAGAAATTTATAGATTCAACGTAGACGCCTAAATTATAAGTGTAAGCAAAAATTACATTGTCTCCATTTGTATTGCGAACTACTGTTACGATCGTATCTGGAGGATACAATAAAGTTCCATCTGGATTTGTTAAAGCTCTCTGAGCAGCTGTAACAATCACTGGATTTGGTGAAAATACAGTTGATTTTAATACGCAAACTGTTTCTTGCGTAGCAACTCCTGCAGCTGTTGGAAGAGGTTGTTGTAATGTTAATCGCAAGGCTACTTTATTGAACATACTACCGTTAATGGCTCCACTGGGTTGATATAGATCATTGTTGAGAGCAAAAGAATACATGTAAACTCCTGGAATCTCGGGTGCATTTCCAGTGGTGTGTTTATACATCTGTATAAGCGAGAAGTAAGAACTAGGTTTCAGTGAAAATCGTTCCTTACCATCCAATAGAAGTTGTCCTTGAGTCAACGCATCACGAGGATAGACTGATGTAATTTGTAACTGACCACTTGAATACAAATAGGTTTGAGTTTGTGTAGAGTATATTGCTGAAGAATAAATATCATTTGTTGTTCCAATGGTTGTAAAAGGAGCCCTTTTTGGATCATTCCAGTTAGTATAGTTATCCCAGTCATTTGTCAAAATTTTATCGGATCTCTGAGCTGACCATACAAGGCGTGTGACTAAATTGAAAAATGGAATCTCAATATCTGAATTTCCACCATATTGACCTGGATTATTTACAAATGTTACAGTCTTCACTAGGAATGTCTGATCTGCAGTTGCCAGCTGAGCCATTTCCATCTCAGTCAAATAGATGAAGTTTCCTTCCAAATAAGGATCTGGAAAAAAGGTAGTTAATGCTGGGTTAGATTGTACACCAGTCAATGTAGGCGGAGACATAAATCGTCCAATCGCAAAATCATTTATAGTAGGACGAATACGCTGACCATAAGTTGAAGATAATGGATTCACATCAATAACTGTATATAGTTCATTCAAAGGACGAAATGTAACATTAATTGCGATATCAGAGTTTTGCATAGATACTAATGGGAGAGCCATACCTGGATTTTCACAAAACCAAAAATGAAGTGGAATCACTAATTGTCGTGAACGAATAGAAGGTTCAGGCGTCTTAGTATTAGGAATTCCTCCTGGAAAGTTCAGTGGAGTGATTGCATGTGGGTACTGATTGAGTCGGTCATAAGCATTTGCAGGGTCATTAAGTTCAACAATATTTCCTACCATTTCATCTACTAATTTTCGCTTGTTTGGATCATGTGTTAAATATGAATAGAACTTCAACCATTCACCTGTAAGACGCTGAAGAACTTGTCCATTTGCAGTAATTTCAACGCTATCAATCAAATTATATCCAATATTTTCAATCCACTTAAACTCGTAACCAATTGAGTTTGAACGAGGATCATATCCAGTAGGAGGAGCACTTACACCTAAATAATAAAGAGGAGACCAAATATCAGGTAGAGTCAAAACCAAATAGGTATCGTGTAGCATCTGTGCATAGCGATCAATCCGACACGAAATTGTTCGTTTAGTTGTCTGGGCAAACTCCAAATTAGAGCTACTAAAAGTCATTCGGATTGATTCCATAGCAAAGTTTGTGTGTCGCCGATAAACTGCTCTGAAATGCGTCATAGACGGATTCCCGTTAATTAATTCATTCTGGGCTCCAATTGCAGCAAGTTGAAGTAGACCCCCTGGCATATTGTGTTAGTATGAGATTAGACTAAATAGGTCGTAGTCGCAGAGTTTGCAGGAACACAACAGTCTGAGGTGTATGTTTTTCCTAATACAGCTGGACCCACTGTATTGATACCTACACCACCAACAAAGCGAGTGTATTGCTGAGCTTCATTTGCAAGTACACCAATGTACATAGTATTAGTACGTCTCTTCTGAGGTGGAGGAGCTCCAGATAATGACCTCGCAATAATCTTGCGCTTCTGATTTGTCAAATAATCTTGTGCTGAGTTAACTTGCATTTGTGATTTACGGAGAGAAAAGACTATCAGTATAATGAGATTTGTACTTATTAGCACTCACGTAGACCAGACTACAGGATATTCTAAGGTAGTCTACAACCTTCTTGGACAATTGGCAACACTTGCTCCTGAGGTAAAAACTTATCACTTTGGATTTCAGAGACATCCATCACATTCAAATATAAGAACAGTTCCTAAAGGTGTTATCTCTTACGATGCAGTTGCTAATGAAGATCCAAAGGAAGATGGATTTGGATTCAACAAGATCCATGAGTATTTGGAGATGGTCAATCCAGATATTGTGATGATTTATAATGATCCTTTGATTATCCATCGGTTTATTGAATCTATGAAGTTTGACAAAGAGAAGTCAACCTATAAGCTTTGGTTATATATTGATCAAGTCTATGAAGGTATTATTCCTCCACTCATTGAAAGTATGAATAAACATGCACATCGTATTTATTGCTTTACACCGTATTGGGCAGAGATCTATTCAAAGTATGGCTCATTCTCAGACATTCGCGTTCTTGAGAACGCAGTGGATACAACTTTATTTTCTAAGATTCCAGATGGAGTCCGTAATGCAGTTCGAACTTCAATGGGTCTTCCATCGGATGCAGTCTTAATGATCAATGTAAATCGCAATAGTCATCGCAAGAGACATGATCTATCAGTGATGGGATTTGCTGAACTGATTACTCGTGATCCAAAGAAGCCTTACTATTACATGGTAGTCACAGGTCTTAATGCACAACAAGGTGCTTATCATGATATCAATCGTATTTTCACAATGGAACTTCAACGACGTGGTCTTAACCCTTCTGACTATGCAAAACGATTGATGTTGGTAGATACAGCTTCAAAACCTCTTCCTGATTCAGCAATCAATGAACTTTATAATGCATCAGACATAGGTGTGAACACTTCAGATGGTGAAGGATTCGGACTCTGTCAGATTGAACACTTATATACTGGAGCTCCTCAGCTTGTGACTGATATTGGAACCTATCGATCATTCATGGATGAAACAGTTGCTGGATTTGTCAAACCAGGAGAACGCATCTATTTCTCCGGAACAATGCCTCTTGGATCATGGGCACCTAACTTCAGTTACGTTGATATTGCAAATACAATGCAAACTATGATTGATACTCTTCCAGACCTCAAGAAAGCAGCTTCAAACTACAAGTTCAAGACTTGGAAAGAAGTGTGTGCTTCATGGTTGGAGGATGTTAAGTCAGAAATCGTATCGAAGTAGGTGAAACTAACTCACCCATTCTCAGTAAACGTTCATTATCATCCCATGCAGGTCCATCAAAGACTTCCTTTGAATCAGGATCAATGATCAGCGAAATTCCTTTGACTAATACCTTTTGAAGACGACGATGTTTCTTAGAGGTATTGCGCAGAACCGTTGCATCGGTATCTTCATTTTTGATATTGGGTCTGAACGCTAAATCTTCTCCAGTTGAAGTTGAATCAAAACGCATACAAGAAACCACTGGACGCTCACGAGCATGAAGCTTTCGGTGAATTTCACAATCAATCGCAGATTCTTTTAACAATAACGACATGCGCTGTCCAATGCGTTCCTTTTCGAAAGCCGTTTCGTAAAGGTATTCATCTGTAGACATGAACGTTTCAACTGGATCTCCTTCATATCGTTTGATCACCATATCATTACGACGAATCGCAACAATGTTAGGATATTCAGCCGATTTCATTTGGTTCTCAGTAAACACAGAGAGATAGAAATTGACCTTGACAGTTCGTTCTTCCAATGGCAATGTTGCATGAGAACAAATACGCATTGCACGACCTATAACTTGATCATGTCTTGCTGGAGTCCAGTGAGGTTCCATAATATGAACATGTCTCACATTGTTCAAAGTAATACCTTCAGCACCTGAAGCTGAGGCCATTAGCAATTGAAGTATCTTTTTAGGCCTCTTTTCAACACTTTCCTTTAAAGATGCAGGGAAATTCTTGGAATACACACCATTGAAAATCTGACGAGTCAAATCTCGCTCTTCTGCCTTCTCTTCGCCTGTATAAAATGTATATGCAGGACGATCATCTAACATCTCAGGGTCTTCAATCCATTGATTAGCTTCGCGAGTTAGTTTATAAGGTTGCCATCCAGCAGAATCTAACACTGCAGACAAAATACCTAATCCTTCCAATGAACGATACTGAGAATACACGAACTGATTGTTTCCAAGTGATGCCTTGATATTTTTCAAAATTCGTAGCATCTTAGGGCTGAAGGTTTCCAACGCTTTCTCAGATAAATAGCGTTGAGGAGAAGCCTTAAGTTTTGCTATAACAACATCCGCTGCTTCTTTTTGAGGTTTCTTTTTCTCGGATGGAGCTTCATCTGAGGGTTCTTTGATAGCTAACTCAGGAGGAAGTGCATAATCACACACAAGACGTGTAGGAACACGGAAGGTACTCAAATCCTCATCTAATTTACTACGACCTTTTCGTGAATCAATCTTCATTTCAATCCAACGCACTTCAAGATAGCGTATAAACTGCTCATCGGACATGGGAACTTTCTCAAGTGTTTTGTCCATGTCAATCCTTCGTGGAAGTAAGCGTTCATCTGCACCTTTGAAATACGAAACTAATCCTTGAATACGACGACGAAACAACATTGGATTTTTGATATTCAATCCATCTAGAAACAACCCTGCAAATTCTTCATAATCAGTTGGAAGACATTGAAGTTGTTCAGTAGTGACACGCTCTACTGCAATTTCACCTCCACCTACATCAGTTTCTACTTTTGACTTGATGGAAGCAACCCAATCTGAAGGCTGAGGAATAAATGGCAAATCCTTCATATACTGAACAGCAACTCGATCTCCATCTCCATTATAGGTTGAACGAAATTGAGGAGGATTTCGTGTAATCATTACATACTTTTTCAACGCATTGAACTCAATCGTATCCACTTCAGGAATTGCACGAAATGCTTTAGTAATTCGTTCTTCATCCCATGTTGGAATGGTTTTGAAAGGTAAAGTGATTCGTTCAATAGGTCCGCGAATAAGATTCATCATGAATGAAATTTCATTAGGTGAATTGATAATAGGAGTTCCAGATAACAATACAATCTTACATCGCTTTGCATTGTACAGTTTTTCATAGAGTTTTCCAGTAATTTGAGATTCATTAATCACTCGTGAAATCAAGTTATGAGCTTCATCCACAATTACAACAGAATCGTCATACATTCCATCTTTGATGTATTCATCAATGTTTGAGGTTGAAAGACCATTGTAACGGATAAAGTTGAAACGCTGTTCAAGAACATCCTTGATTTGCTCACGAATTGCTTTCTTATCTTGAACTGAAAAGCTTTCAAAGTTGGGTGTCTGACTAGGAGTTGTAATGTAAATCTGGTTATATTTATCCATAAACTTATCTGAAATACCTAGTCGCTTTCCTTCAGCTCTGACTTCCTCAGTTAATGTGCGTGTAGTCCAGTGATTTTCCACAGCATAGATTGGATCACCACATTTCTGTAGTTCTTCGCGAAAGTTTGGTTCGAGAGATGCAGGTAACATAACATACACTTTACTGGTACTTAGAAGAGACTCAGCAACTGCAATAGCTGAACATGTTTTACCAGATCCTAATCCATGATAGACTAACAATCCTCTATAAGGTGTTTCAATCTTCAAATAGTCGCGAATGATCTTTTGATAAGGGAACAATTCTCGTCCAGTTCCAGTTCTCTGCAAACAAAGGTCAATATTCTTATCCTCTTCGTCCAATGGGTCTTTGTCCTTGGATCGGTAGTCTGATTTAATGAACATTCGTGTGATCGCGTCTGAAAAGGCCTTTCGGTTAGGAAGGACGAATGCCTGTGAAGCCATCATTGTGTTTGTCGCGGAACTTTTTACGGTGCTTGATACAATGGATTTAACCCGACGAAACCATCGTATGTGGATGGTGACTATCTATCTCTTTTTAATGGCTACATTCCTCTATTTGAAACCGTCCGTCGCCTTTGGGCGTGAAGGAAGGATTCGTCCATTTGGAGCAACTGAACGTGAAGCCACTGTATTTCCTTTGTGGTGGTGGGTCTTTGTGATTAGTGTAGTCGCGTACTGTATGACGGTTTATTTAGCTGGATTTAGATTTACGTCGTAGGGCGTCGCAAATAGTTGTAATAGCATGCGACTTCAGGGATGTAGATATGACTGACTTTGTTGTTGTTATAAATGTCTTCAATAAAAAGTCCATCAGCTTTATAGTCATCTTCTTTCCAAATTCCACACATATAGAATGGAACAATGTATTGAGCTGTATCAATCCTTTGTAAGCGTGGAGTGTCTCCTTTGAAAATATCACCTGGTGTTCCTACAAATTCATCCCATCGTTGCTGGTCAAATGTATAGAAATATCTAATGTTCAAGCGTGGAACTAATTCCCAAAAGTTAGGATGAATAATGTTATCGTCATCTAAAAAATAGATAAGACCTGACTTGACTTGATTTATTGCAGCGTTGCGTTGTGGATTTCCAGAGATACCACCTGAAACTCCAAACTCAACAATCTTCGGGTGATTGAAGACTTCATTGAAAACACCATTGGTATGAGTGGTATCATGAACAATCAGCCATCGGTTCACATAGGTAAAGTTAATTGAACTAAAAAGTTTATGAAGATTGTTTGGACGACAACAGGGTGTGATAATGGTAAGCATTATGTATCTCTCCACTGGATGTTTAGATAGTTTCAAATGTATCAATCACAGATCTCAATTCTTCAATCATGCGTTTCCTTTGAACATGATGAGGTCGTACAAGATAATCACATTCTTCAAAACTCTTCCATGCAATTGCTGAGATCTCTCGGCGTTGCATTGGAGTGAATCGCTGTGTGAGATTTACCATTTCAGGATGTTTTAGTAAACCCACAAAATAGATATGACGATATGTGATACCATTTAATCCTTCAAAAGTTTCTTCTAACCGAATGTTCTTTAGTACTACATAGGCATCTCTTGAAATATTTGTCTCTTCCCAAAATTCACGGATCGCACAGTCAACATCCGATTCTCCTCGGATTCTTCTTCCCTTTGGAAATCCCCATTCAGGTTCGTAATATTTAGATGGAAACTCGGTAACTAGTTCTTTCAAATTTAGCTTGTCATATTTAACTTGTGATTGTACATAGTCATTTCCGCTGCTGTCGTCTCCCCACGCAACCCTCCAAGCCATATCAAATGGTAGACACGCAATTGTAGCCTGTTCTGCGATTGTCATATTTCCAATCAGTTTTCCAATGTAGTCTTTGTCATCAATATCATACTTTCCACGCATAAACTCTGCAAAACTCATACTATCTTTTCGTCGTATCATGATTAGCCGCGTATCTGGCGGTTTTATTGGAAGAGATGGAGTATCAACTAGGATAATTCCACAGGACAATACTGGATCGTTACATGACCTAAATAAATGACCTTTGGCTCCACAGTTGTTACAATACATTACTGTCTGTAATTTTGGCGGTGGTCCTATTCGTTTTTCCATTGTGTCTTAAGACACTTTCCTTTGTAAGTGATACATAAATGGGATTGTTCTCGTCTAAACCTACGCCTTCATTGTATGGTCCAACTCCGGGTCCGTCTCTATTAGGGTCTACATCAACAACACCGTCATTGACTTCATCAGTAAACTCTGCAGGTTCTGGATTTAGTTCAATGAGTTGGTGGGCTAAAATTCTTGTAGTTCTTATAGGTGTTGGATTGATTATCTTCTCAGCTATTTTGATCTACAATGCAGTTGCTGCAGCTAACGGAAAGCCTGGTGTAAGTGTTACAGGAACTCCTACTACCCCTGATCAAGCTCCACTACCACTTGATGGTAAAACATTAACTACAATTCCAGCAGCGAATATACCAATCACTCAAGGAGCGGATAATGGCGTTCAGTTTTGGATGTATATCAAGGATTGGGACTATCAGTTTGGTAAGAAGAAGAGCATTTTGTTCCGAAAGGATTCCACAAATGCAACCTTTAGAAATCCCGATATTTCCCTTCATGAAACTGACAATAGTTTGAATGTGACTGTATCAATCTTTCCTGGAAGTTCTGGAGCTGGATCTTCTAGTTCACCTGCTCCTTCAAACAGTGGATCTGCTTCGGGAGATTCATATACTTGCACTGTTGAGAATGTTCCTCTTCAAACATGGTTCGCTGTGTCTGTCACTGTATTTCAACGCAATCTCGATATATACATTAACGGTAAGTTAGTGAAGTCATGTGTTCTACCTGGTGTTCCTCGTCCAGCGGCGGGTGACATTCTAGTTGGAGCAAATCAAGGGTTCTCTGGATCAGTCTGTAATGTTCATGCATATCCTAAGATGTTAGGTCCAACAGATGCAGCTGCATTCTTTGCACTAGGAACTAACTGTGCGTCATTCGCACAGCCTTCATCTGATAGCTCAGCAGATAAGGGATTCAGTATCTTCGGTTATACATTTATCATCAAAGACAAATCGGGTAAAGTTGTTCAAAGTTCATCTCTCTAAAGCATAATGCGAATTCTTCTTAAATGTCCAACACGCTCTAGACCTGCTCAGTTTATCCGTGTTTTAAATCAATATGTAACTTTAGCAAATCGCCCTGATCTCCTTGGAGTATGTATTTCATGTGATCAGGATGATCCATCTATGTTAGAAGGATCTGTTCAACATCAAATTAAAAATATAACACATCAAGTTTCTTGGTCTGAAATTTATTACGGTAATAGCACGAACAAGATTGAGGCAGTCAATGCAAATATTACGGATATACCTTGGTCTTGGGATATGATTATAATTGTATCTGATGATATGGTACCAAAAGTTAAAGGATATGATGATGTGTTGAGATCTCATATGATTGCAAATTTTGCTGATACAGATGGTATTTTGTGGGTGAATGATGGAACACAGGGTAATAAGTTAAATACAATTTCAATCATGGGACGAAAAATGTATGACTCTTTTGGATATATCTATCACCCTGTTTATAAGAGTCTCTTTTGTGATACAGAATTTACAGATTTATGCAATGGTCCTTTAGCCTCTAAATGTACATATATACCTTATATGTTGATTAAACATGAACATCCTGGAACTGGATTTCCACAAAGAAATGATGCACTTTATATGAGAAATAACTCATTTTGGTATACAGATTTAATGACTTATATTTCACGCAAAAAGTATGACTATGACTGGACAATTATGATTCCTACAATTACAGGTCGTGAAAGTCGACTGTATATCTTACTTGAATCTATTGAAGAAAGAAGAAAACGCATTTGTCCTTTTCTCAAAATTGAAATTCGTCTTTCATTTGATAATCGTGAAAAGAAAATTGGAACTAAGCGTCAAGAGCTTCTATCAAGCGTAAAAGGAAAATACATGTCCTTTGTTGATGATGATGATTTGTTAACAGATGCGTATTTTGAAGATGCCCTTGCAACAATCCAAGGAAACTACCATGTATGTCGTCTCAGAGGTCAGATGAATCAATATACATTCACGCATAGCATTGAGAATACTTTGGATAAACCTATGTGCGAAGGAGATGTATTTTTACGTCCACCAAATCATCTTAATGTTATGTTATCTGATATTGGAAAATTATTTACATTTGGAAATGCTATTCGTGGAGAAGATCTAGATTGGACTATCCGATTAGCAAAGTCAAAGAATCTTCAGAGCGAGTATAGATCAGATCCATCTAGAATTCATTATATTTATAACTTAGGAGGTCGAACTGTTTCACCAGAAACTGCAGAGATGCAGCGAAAGACAAACTACCAAACTATGTTAAAAATGGTATGGCTTGATGGCGGTGCAGTGCTTTCTACAAATGAATCAGGAAATACAACGGGTGGACTTCGTCTAAGTGCTAGAGGGTTTGTTTCTAAGTAAAGTGTAATGAGTACATTTACAATTTTTGCAATTATTGTTGCTGTAATTCTTATTGGATTGATTCTTTGGCGAGTATTCGCATATAAAGAATCAACTGATGCCATCGATATATTGACTGGATCTCTTTCAGGAAAGGAGCTAAAAGTTGTTCCAGGTGATAAGTTAGGCCGTTCGTTTAACCAAAAAGAAGGTGCTACATTCACCTATACTGGTTGGATTCTTATGAAAGATTTCACATATAACTACGGACAAAAACGACTGATTTTTACAAAAGGAGATTGCCCGGGTCTGTATTTAGATACAACCTCTAATTCTATTTTAGTTGTTATCAAAACTTATGCAGATACTCCTGAAACAATATTGATTTCAAATATTACTGCAAATAAATGGATTCACTTTGCGATTGTAGTTGATCAAGATTCAGTAGATATTTATATTAATGGTGTAGTTCGTCAACATCACACACTTCTTCAACTTCCAAAGCAAAATGATGAAAAGATTACAATGGGATCTAATTCTGCAGCTGGATGGGATGGTGTTTTATCAAATCTTCAATATACACCACGATCTTTGTCAGCAAGCGAAGTGGCTGCATTGACAGAGAACGTTCCTAAGAATGATTTAAGTGTTCCACCTTCAGGTCCTCAATATTATGATTTGAGCTGGTATATTGGCCGTACTTAAACTTAATTCTTGGTAGGTTGTAATGAGTGCAGGAGGTCAAAATAGTAGTAGTTTATCTGGAGTTCAATCCATGCGTCTTCAAAATACTTCAGATATAACTGCACGTCTTCGCGTTCAAGGAGTCTATAGGATGTTTAATTCAACAGCACCTACAGCACTTCGTAATCGTGCTCCAACTGGATATGACTCGTTTCTTCAGTTTTTACAGAGTCGTAAAGAGGGTTGTGAGACTTGTGTAGGATTGCCTTATCAACCTCTTACTGGTCTTTCTTTTCGGAACTAGTTTTTAACTTTTTAAGAGCTGATTTGACTTTCTTTTTTGAAGTTGCATCGTCTGGATTATATGTGAAAAAGTTCTCTAAAAACTTTTTAGATGATCTATCTTTACCAAGTTCTTCAAATAATTCAGCCTTACTACGTTTCATTTCAACAAAACTTTCTTGAACTCCAATACATTCCTTTGGAGTCAATATCTCAAATCGTCGTTTAGCTTTAGAATTTGCAACATCTACCAATCTCTGAGCAATACAAAGAACACTTGCAACATTCTCTTCTTGTGCCCCTGAATAGAGGTATGCGAAGAAAAACTGAAGAGCTGTAGGAATACTCGCAACACGAACTCCATTTTCCATCTCATGATAGCTATGACATGCAGTGGTCTCATAGAATCTAAACAATGACTTTGTACCATCTTCATTCATAACATAGGTTCTGCGCGGAAGAATATCATTCTCTTCATTGACTTCTACTTTTTCACCCTTTGTTAATCGTTCAATGGTTTCGCGTTCAGCCAAAAGACCAATGGGTGTGGTCCAGTTTTTACCTAAATGAATTTCAGCAGCACTCACACTCAGTAAAACAACTGGCTCATTTTTTAAAAGTTTAAGAACACCTTTTTGTTGTTCATCTGTAAGTTCTTCACGCTGCTTTGTGATGTTTTTATTACATGTAGTAGGATGAGCTTTATTTAAAAGTTGTAACCGAGAATAGACCTTTTCCCAACGAGATACATCACCGTGAGGACGACTCAGTTCAAGATACATGGACATTCTCAAGAAATTCACTGGAACATAGTGAATTCCAGCACGAGTTTCTGCTTGTTCCCAAAGACGATCAAAAATTTCATCATCTAACTGTGTGATATCAGCAACACCTGTAAAATCTGAAAAGACCTTAAAAGTTCCTAAGTGCATACCCGGCTTGACTTCAACGGATGTAATGCCTTCAGCTCTAAGTTTATTTGCAATAATGACCGAATGAGCCTGTGGAGTCTTACTAAAAAAGTCATAATCAGGGACATCTTCTTCAGGATTATAAAATTGATCTTCCTTAGGTAATAGATTGTTGATGGCAGTTCCTCCGTAGCAGAGAACCCGATGGGTTTTAAGAAAATTTTTGACGACGGCGAGGCTAGTTACAGTTCCTGGATCCTTTGCAGCGATCTTATTGTTCTCGGACTCTAGGTCTTTTACCATTTTCGCGATGTCCTCCATTAAAAATGGATGTGACTTTGTTTTTAATATTAGGAAGCATCAAGAATGCCTCCTAAGCGATACAATTTTCGTGCTCGGAAGACTCCCGTCGTATGGGTAGATGACGATACCCTTAAGACCAAAAAGGAGGAGGAAGACCAAGATGATTCAGACTATATTCCAGAAGATGAAGATGAACCCGAATATGAAAGCGACGAAGATGAAGACGAAGATGAAGACGAGTCCGAAGATGAATCTGAAGACGAAGACGAATCTGAAGATGAAGAAGAATCCACTCTCAAGCTTCCAAAAGGTGCAAAAGTCTCAGTCAAGCTTCATATTCATCAGTTTGCAGGAGGTAAAGGCAAAGGCCGAGTAGACATTGATGAACAAAGTGATTATGAATCCGAGGAAGAGGAAGAAGACTTCATTGCACACTTGATGGATAAGTATGTTCGTCCTGAAAAGGGTATGTCACCAGCACATCGTGGAGGAAGACATCGCAAGGGTCGTGAAGATCCCGAAGAACCAGCTTTAGCCCTCAATGAAGAAGAAGAGGATTACTTTGAAGATCTTTCCAAATCTAAGAAGCGAAAGCTGAACGAAAAGATGAAAGGTCTTGCAAAGTTAGTCTCTGATGGTGAAGTTCCTTACAAATTCAGAGTACTTGAACTTCCAATTTCAGATCAACTTAAGGCATCGGTCATTCGTAAAATTGATATACTAAATGAGATGGATGCAGATGGTGGAGAAGTTCATAAACTTAAGACTTGGGTGGATGGATTCATTCGTATTCCATTTGGAAAGATTGTTCCTCTTCCAGTCAAGTTCTCTGAAGACCGAGCAGGATGTTCAAAGTTCTTAGCAGATACTCAGGTCACAATGGACAATGCAGTCTACGGAATGAATGCTGCCAAGGCACAGATCATGCAGATCGTGGCTCAATGGATCGCAAATCCAACCTCTGTTGGAAATGTGATTGCTCTCAAGGGTCCTATGGGTGTAGGTAAGACCTCCTTTGCAAGACATGGAGTTGCTGAAGTGTTGAAGCGTCCATTTGAGTTCTTCTCACTCGGTGGTGCATCCGATTCTGCAAACTTTGTAGGTCATTCATATACTTACGAAGGAGCCACTTGGGGCCGTATTGCGGATGCAGTGATGTCCGCACGATGCATGAATCCAGTGATCTACTTTGATGAGTTGGATAAGGTCTCTACAACAGCACATGGCGAAGAGATCATTTCAATGCTCATTCACTTGACAGATCGATCACAGAACTCTCATTTCCATGACCGATACTTTGCAGGGGTTGACTTTGATTTGAGCCAGTGTCTGTTCGTATTCTCCTTCAACGATGAAACCAAGATTCATCCGATCTTGAAAGATCGTATGCAAGTCATCAATTGCTCTGGATACACGGCTGATGATAAGAAGGTCATTCTTGGACAATACATTTGGCCTCAAGTTCTGAAGCGTCTGAATATGGAAAACGACCTGACCATCACAGATGAAGCAGTCAAGTTCATGATTTCAGAGTACTCCAATGAAGAAGAAGGTGTTCGTGTTCTGATCAGATCTGTTGAAACATTAGTCACTCGCATCAACCTTCTAAGGATTGCTGATGAGAAGACTGCAAAGAGTTATCCATTCTACAAGGCAGTCAAGTTGCCTATGTCCATTACACCTGATGATATCAAGGCACTCTTGGTTGAATCCAAGGTTGTCAATGAATCATGGCGTCACCTGTACACTTGAATCCAATCCTCATCCTTAATTTGAAATGTAATCTCACATGGATTATCATCTAGTGTTGAATAGATACATTTCACATTTTTACCTTCTACCCGAATGTTCATTGAGAACTCAACATGTGTAGAATGAAAGAGGAATGGAACTGAAACACGCTTTGGATGATAAGATTTGTCATCTAAAACAACTATACAGCTAAAATAGTTTCTAGGATGTTCACCGATTACAAAATGCGTCAGAGCCCACAACTCATTTTTTGTTCGAGCAGGAGCAGCAGATCCTCGCAAGTGTCTGAAGAACCAAGGTGTTTGATGTCTTGTATGAATGTCCATCTTTGACCCGCGATACTTTCCAATCTGTAGAGGAAACCAATGATAAATCACATCATCTGTGCCTGTAATTGCTAACCAATTCTTTTCACATCGTGATTCAGTAGGTGATTCCATGACAATACAATCTCTATACTTTCCTGTATCTGGATCATACTTTCCACGCATTACTGCATGATAAGGTACATATTCAGCAACTGTAGCTGAAAAACATAGATCTCCAATACGATCTCTATACAAGCGAACATCTTCTAGTCCTTTTACATGTGCTGGAACTCGTGGTAGATTGGTAGATAGATCATCCATTAATGTAATCTCTTTTGTATTTTCATTATAACATGCATTATGAGTCATTACTGGTGTATGATCTGAATAACACCCATCTTTCATAGTATAAGTTGTATTTGTATGATTCAAATTGTAATTCACAAAACGAATGTTGTGATAAGGTGTTGAAATTGAAATATGAGCTGGATGAAAATTAGGTCCAAATAGATCACGATGAACTGGATATGGAATTGATTCGCCTTCTAAAATTTCAATATAAAACTTCATATTTGCATACACACTATCTGGATATGGTTTATTAGACATCAAATACTTCATAGATTCTCGTAGAGCTTCACGCTTAGTTCCAAGTGTGTAATATCTACAAATGGTTTCTTCATAGTCAAAAAGTCCAGTGTATACATCTCGTTCAATAAAAAGTGAATCTCTTGAGAGTGGAATTTGTTTACCAATCCGAATGTAATGCATTGCCTTGAAATGATCTCCTTTAGTACGAAGGTACTTAACTAGATGATAGATTGCTTCAGCTCGTCTAGGATAAAATTCATACGCTTTCTGAACCCATTCTTCAAATAGAATTGGATTTTCAAGTATTTCATAACTTTTGGCAATCATATAATGAGAATACCAAACTTCTTCAAACCAGCCACCCATCTCAATGCGCTTTTTGTAGGTTTCAATGGCTTTTTCCCAATTTCCCATTGAATGATAGGTTTGTGCCAAATAAAACCAATACCGAACATTTGTAGGTTCATCTTCTACACCTTTAAGAAGTAAGGCTAAATCGCGAGGAAACTTATTGTCTTTACATCCACCATCATTACGATCGTCAATGTAACAGATTTCTTTTGAAAGAGGTTTTGACTCACCATCCCAATATTCATGAGTTACACCACGACAGACCCAATCATAATCCATTCGGACAAGACGTGTATTTGGATAATCTAAGTTTACAGCAGATTGTATAATCGTATATCCAAGTTCTCCAAGAGGTTGTTCTTTAAGTTTTCCTGGAACAAATACCATATCTCCATCTAAAAGCAAACCATAGGTTTCTTTGAGATCCCAATTCTTTGACTTACAATAGTTTTGAGCATTCTTGAAACTGATTGTTCGGTTATGTCCAAAATCTTTCCAAGTACACATTTCAACAGCTCCTTCTCGTGTTGCTAAAAAATCAGAAGCAAGTTCAACTGTATTATCAGTAGATCCTGTATCAGTGACTACATAAGCATCTACAATACCTTCAACCGCAGACATGCATCGATGAATGATCTTTTCTTCATTCTTAACCATCAAAATCATAACAAATTTTGGCATCTGCGTCCGTATTGTCATTCTCCGAATCGTTCTGTCTAAGTAAATGAGTTCGGAATTTGTAAAACAATCCCTTCGTGAAAATCTGAGTCGCACCCTTATTCCACATGTTGCAGATGGTCTTTGGTCTATTTATGACAACGCAAAGACTGCATGTATTCGTAATAAGCAACCCGGTGAAACACTCAAAACATTCCAAAACCTTTTGACCCGTGTTCCTCAGTGGACCGATGAGATTCTCAATGCAGAAGTTGCTCGTATTGAAAAGGTCTCAAAATGTGAGTACATGGAAGATTTGCTTCTCGGTGTGTTTGTGAGCTATATTCGTGCATTTGCTTCTCTTCAACAATCTGATGAAGCTCATGTAAATATTGAGTTTGATCGTCCTTCGCTTTCCAAGTTTATTTTTACATTTTACAAGGCAGCTGCTCGCAAGTGCTGGTCCAATGCGTATATGTTCAAGACTATTGATGTTTCATCTGAGCAACAATCACGTAATCGTCGTGATATTGAAACTATGTTAAGTGGAACTCTGGATGAAGTTGTGGATAGTTTTATTCCATGGAAGGATATTAGCAAGGCCTATTTTCAGGCAAAGTCTTTTCCTGAAGGACAAAAGAGACCTGATACACCCATTCCTCCTAAAGCTGAAAGTATTGAACCTCCTAAACCAGTATTAAGCTTTGGTGAATCCGAGACAGTTGAGTTTGAGACCGATAATGAAGATGATGAAGAAGAGAGACCAAGATTAACAATTGGTGAAGATATGAAGCTTGAGTTGGATGATGATGAAGAAGAACCTGCCGCCCAACCTACAGGGGTTGTGAAGTTGGATATTTAGGGTGCGCGTCTAACTACCTCCAAACCAATCCACATTGAAAATCAAATGGAATACCAGACTCTTGCGATGATTGTAGGTGCTGTCATGATTGTGGCTGCTTTATTGTATGTTTTAGATCGCCGTGCAAAAACCCAGCCGGTTGATTACACAGATCTAAGTAAGATTGTAGCAGGTTCAGGTGTTCTAACGAGTGGTGTATTGTATTCTTTGGGAACTGAAGCAGGTTCAGATGTTGTAGAAACAGTGACATCTGCTGCATCTGCAGCTCAGGAAATGTTTGTTGGTAAGCCAGAGTTTTAAGCTTCAATAATTAATGCATCTCCTAACTGTGCTGCAGAAGGTGTAGCACGATACTGAATCATGCGTCCAATTTCCTTCTTAGGTACAGCTGAATCTCCACAATATCTCACAATCGCCTTATACAAATCAAATCCGTGGTAACGATCATGATTATCCATCTTTTTGCGGAACATGACTGAAGTTCCATCAGTCTGTTTCATCCACTGCAGAAACAAAGCAAATAATGGGTGATCTGTCTCCTCCTTCGGTCCTTTGGGAAACATATCCCAAAAGACTGATGTAGCAAATCGAACTAAATCAAAGGATGAAGATGCACTGATGTGAGGATGTTTATTATTGTAAAACGGTTCCATGTTGTATTGTCCTCCTGCTTCTTCATCTTCCTGAAACTGACTGCTCATGAACAGTTTGGACTCTTTCAATCCAGCCAAACGAACATTTACAATGGCTCTATCAAAGTCAATTAATTTGATAAGGTATCCGAATGTAGGAATCTTGTACGGTTGAGATCCATGTTGGTAGATCAAATGAGTTTGAGTTGTCTTTACATACATCACATTGTTTCCGTGGAGATCATTGTGAGTGAATCCAAAGTTTCGCTGAGCATACGCTAAAGCAAATACAACTTGAGAAACCCAAGCAACATGCTTTTCTGATTCAGGATGTTCTTTAAGAAGATCGTAGAATGTACCTTCACATTGTTCCATCACAGTTGTAACTACTGGAACATTCTTGAAAGTAGCCCATGCAAAAGGTTCTGGATCTTCGTTATCCTGATCCTCATCTTCAAATAGATCCGAACATCCACAGGATTCAATTTCATAGACATCGTCTTCATCTGATTCATCATCTTCTTGTTCAGGAGATTCAGAGGAAGCCATATCATAAGGTTCAACGGATCCTTCCTCTTCAGGTGTCAAAACTGTTTCTGCATCTATTTCTTCAACACCCTCTAACTGAATCTCATCTGCTGTTTCCATCGCAATACGAGCTCTTCGTGTATGACTGAATTCAGCATCATGACCTGCCGTTCTAAGTTTAAGTTCAAATGTCTTTCCAATCTTATCCGCAAACCAAGATTTCTCAGTTAAATCTTCATAGTCATCTGAAATATCAATTGTATGAGAATCTGAAAGACCAACATAGACACCATAGACTTTAGGGAAATGTTCGCATCCAGATTCAGATAAAACAATAGACGTAATTGCTCCTACATAGGCAGCAGTATGTGGACTTTGCATGCGTTCTTGCATATCATCCGCAACATCCGTTCGTTTAGGAACTCCAAACGATCCGTAGTCTCCTCGCATCGTTTTGAAAGGTGATAAAATCATGGTCGTCTTGCGATGAACAGGAATCGTCTGACCTGCTACTCTAACATGATCACCATCTATAATCGATTCAATTGGATTTCCAAGCTTAACTCCATACTCATGAATTCCAGCAATTGTATCCGTCTTAAACAGCTTCTCAAGACACGGAAAAAAGGGTTGTAATGAGTTCATCGACCAATGCGTTCCATCTAACTTCGGCATTCGTTGAAGTTTAAGTGTCAAGGGAGTTGTTTTCAAATCTTTTCCCATTATGAAATGTCTCGGTGATGAATGTGAAAAAATAAACGACAGGGAGAACAAGATGAATTTTCAACTCAAAAAGTTCAACATGGACATGATCAAAGACCGATGTGGAATGGATTCTCGTAAAAGTCCTATGATCGTGATCATTGGAAAGAAGGATACAGGTAAATCCTTCTTAGCTCGTGATTTACTGTTCAATGTTCAGGACTGCTTTCCCGCTGGTCTCGTCATTTCGCCTACTGAAGCAGTGAACGAGTATTTTCAGTCTTTTGTTCCTTCTAAATTAATTCATGATAAATATGAACCTGGAAAAGTCCAAAACTTTATCAAGCGACAGTTCGCAGCTAAACAGAGATTTTTGAAATCTAAAGCAACTGGAACTCCATTTGATCCTCGTGCGTTTATGATTTTAGATGACTGTTTGTATGCTGCAAAAGAGTGGATCAATGAAGAATCTACACGATTTGTATTCATGAACGGTCGTCACCTTGATATGATGACGATTATCACCATGCAGTATCCTCTAGGTATTACACCTAATTTAAGAACTAATGTAGATTTTGTATTCATTCTTCGTGAGAATATCCTAGGTAATCGTCGTAGAATTTACGAGAATTATGCAGGTATGTTTCCGACCTTTGAAATGTTCTGTGATTTCATGGACCAATGCACAGAGAACTATGAAGGTCTAGTGATTTGCAATAACGTTAGTTCAAACAGATTAGAAGATCAAGTGTTTTGGTACAAGGCTTCAGAGCATCCACCGTTCAGACTTTGCGACCAGTCTTTGTGGGCCGATAATCGCCCTTTCCAGTCCGCAATGCTCGCCGCCGATGAGTATAACGCTTCTTCTTTGAGGAAGAAAAACGCGGCGCCCTCAGTGTGGGTAAGGAAGGAAGGCGGCGGACGCGAGTAAAACCACCGTCTATTTTATATTCAAAAGCTTCAGGATCAGCATTAATTCCAATTCTATTTGCTGGTTGATTTCGTGATGCTCCTGGCAAAGCTTGTGGTTGATTACCAAGTTGTAGGTATTGATTCTGCTGTGGTTGTTGTGGTTGAAAGTCTTGATTTTCTACTCCAGCATTTCGTAAAAGTTGTCTTGGATTACCATTTTGTATAGCTGGTTGTCCTTGATTATTTTGTATAATTGGATCCATATTTGGACGTTTAAACACATCATTAATTAGGTTTTGAACTTGTGGAAGAGGTGCATCTATAATCTTATTAAGATATGAAATAAAGATCAAATAAAACATCATAAAAAATAACACATATACAGAAACACAACCAACTATAAATGCATTTTGATTTATCCCTTTATTTAAAATATTAACTGCTGTTCCCTTAAAACCAGCTGCTAAATTTGTTGTCTGTTCATTAAATATTTCGTATCCTTCTGTAACTCTTTCCCCAAATGTAGGAGTTATAGATTCAGTATTAGAACTTTGACTAGCAGGAGGTTCATCATTTATTTTAATAGGGTCTACTCCAACTGTAGTAAGCAATGAATTCCAATAACTTTTAGCTGTATTAGATACAGTTTTAAGAGCAATGCCTCCTGAATTTACCAAATTTTTAACAATAACAGTGCCTGTGTCGCCTACTACAGTTCCAGCAAATCCAGCTCCAACAACAGGTAACATAGCTGCAGAAGCAGTTAATCCAGTTCCAATAGTTAAAAATAAATCACTACCTGAATATATCAATCCACAAGCGCAAGCTGAGGTTATAAGTGAAAATGCAATTGCTTTTAATTCATCTTTTGCTTTCTTACTAAGATATGACTTTTTTTGATCAATTTCTCTTATTACTTCTTTAACATGTTTTACTTGAAGGTGTGCTACTTCTACATTTCCTTGTGCTCGTACTAATTCTGCGTTTGCATTTGTTTCGTTTGCCATAGCACGTGCTAAGTTTGCTCTTCTAGTAGCGAGTCTTTCCTGTCTCATTAATTCAGCCTCTTCTGGATCAACTGGAGGATTTTGCCCATCAAGAACAATTTGATTATTAGCATTAAGAGCAAGTTGATTATTAGCATTAGGAAGAGCAAGTTGATTATTAGCATTAGGAACAAGTTGATCATTAACTCCACCAGTCATAACCTCAACATCAGCAGGTATAGTTCCTTCAAGAGAGTTAATTGTCTTGTCAAAAAACTTTTTAGCAAATCCAGGAACTTCAAAATAAAGTTCAAAAATAACAAGAAGTTCTAGTGGTTTTTCTAAAACTTTTTTAACATCACATGGATGAGTAACTCTTACAAGAGTTGCAAGTATTGTAGGAAGTGCCTCTAATCCAGCTGCTCCAATATCACGACTTTTATCAGCTGATAAAGTTTTATAAGCCTGATTAAACCCAAGTTTTTCAAAAAAAACAAGATCGCTCATTATAAATTGTTGATAATTTAATCTCGGTGTGCTCCCTCACTTGGATGAACAGGAGCAGACGCGTCTTCTAATACCTTCTTGGCATCCTCAAGTGCCTTCTCCTCAGCATTGGCCTTCTTGCGTCTTTCATTCTCTTCCTTTTGAGCCTTGATAGCCTCTTCACGTTGTTCAGCGAAGAACATCTCTTTATTGGACTCGTTCTCCTTGTATTTTCTCATTAACTCATTCAACTCCTTCTCAGCATACTCAACCTCAGGCATCAAGTGTTCTGATGGATCCCAAGGAAGCCATGCACCTACCTTACCAATGTACAAGTTGTCCTTTGGATAACGACGCTGAAGAACCTTAGCAAACATTTGAGTCTCCTCAACGGTTGCAAATGCACGACGAACTTTAACACCACGCATATTGGTTCTGAACTCCACCTTGTTATCGTACATCTCTTGGAGTTCCTTCTCATTCTTGAGCAAAAAGATCTGATACTGCTCGTGAATATCAGTCTTCTTTACCTCCTCCTTACGCACATTGACATAATCATTTGCATCCTTCAAAAGATCATCAATCTTGACGGAATACTTCTTGGACAAAAAGGCCATAAAGTTTTCAAGTCCCTTAACCTTCCACTCGTAATCCATCCACTCCACGAACTTTTCAAAGAAGAACTCCTGTTTCTGCTTAATCACTTTCTCAGGACTGATGAATGAAACGACGCAATATTTCTGTGTAGGAATCTCTGGGTCTTCGTCCAAGTAATCAATTGGACCATTCTCATCTGCCTTTGGAAGTTCTGTTAGAGGCATTTACTTATTCTTGCGACTTGACCTTAAGTTCTTTCTCCGCAGAGTATAAATGTACGATATCTTCACAACCGCATATTTGTTCTTCCTTCTCGTTCCTGGTTTCATAGTTACTTTACCTCCTGGTTCAAGCATTATGACTGCTGCAGCCGTTCATGCAGTTATCTTCTTCTTGATCCTCCAGTATTTGTCTCTCTATGTTCCTTGGTGGGCAATTTGGGTTGTAGGAGTTTCAACTGTTTCGTATAAATTATACTATGGAGTTTGATAAAAATTCTTCCTGCTTAAGAACCAAACAAATGGATTCTAAGCCCAAGCCTACACCCTCTGCTGGAGTTGATGTTGCCGATATTGTCACTCGTCTCGTAAAATATCTCCTTGAAGGTCTCGCAGTTGCGATTGCCGCGTTCGTTCTACCAGGAAAGACCCTCAAGGTCGCCGAGGTGGGTATGATCGCCCTCGTTGCCACTGCCACCTTCGCAATCTTGGATATCTATGCCCCTAGCGTTGGAGCGTCTGCTCGCACAGGTGCCGGTTTCGGTATCGGTGCCAACCTAGTTGGATTCCCTCGTGTTTAAACTTTCAATGCCTGAACTAAATGAGATGCAAGTGTAGTCGTCAATAATGTCCCATAGTTATTCTGCGTCATTTGCATCGTTCCAAGAGAAACAACACAGATCGGACTTGATGTTGTAAAGAGAGTCTTAAGCACTTCTGATAAATCATGCGGAACACAGAACGCATCGTAGACTCTTGCAGCTCCATAATGAACCACATAATTAGCAGCCACTGCTACTATACCCCTCAATATTACTTCCATTTACCAATTAGTTGTCTTAAAGAAAATAATGGAACAAACTTCCATTTTTCTTGTGAGGTATAACGGAAACTGGATTCAAATTCACTCACGCCCATTTGAACCTGAGCGTATGACTACAGACGTTGCATGGATGCAAATTAAAGAAGGTATCTCTCCAGAAGAAGCCTATCGCCGTTGGTTTGAGTTGCAGCGTAGAATTTCTCGTGTTCTCAAGTAATGAATACACTCCTCATTATATTGGCTCTTGCTGTGATTGTCACTTTAGTTTGGAAACTTTGGAAGCCAATAATGTCTTCTAAACCAAAGCGTGAAGTACCAAAAGATAAAGCAAATATGTATTTCTTTCACACAGACTGGTGTGGACATTGTCAGAAAGCAATGCCTGAATGGGAAAAGTTAGAATCAGGTCCAAGGCAGTTTGGAAATACTGAAGTTTCATTTATTCGAGTCAACGCTGAGAAGGAACGTGAAACTGCTGATTTGTATGAGATTAATGCATATCCAACGATCAAACTTGAAACTTCAGAAGGTCTAAGTACATTTGATCAAGGTGCTCCCACTGCTGAAAAACTAACTCATTACTTGAGGATGAAGTTTGGTAAAGAAGCGTAAGGCCTGTTCAAAACCTTCATCAAATAACTCTTTCTTTTGTTTGAGTGTCAACTCTTGCATAAGAGCGATCTTATCATTTTTGAACCAAAGAACATTGGGTGTCAATGTTTCAGTTCTGAATGCTTCATACAATGTTGCTGAATAGTCCGATAAGTTCATCTTTTTTAAGCGTTCTTGAGTAATCGAAAGTTCATCACGACTAATATGAAAGACTAGACAATCAGAAGGCACAATCTTATGTAGATTATGTGTGTAGAATCCTCCATCGATATAGACATTTTTATACAGGATTTGAGGATGAAAAATAAAAGGTAAACAAGAAGAAGCTCTTATCGCATCAAGAATTGGAACGCTACCTGTGAATAATACTGGTTTGCGAGTTGTTAAGTTTGAAGCCACAATAAACAACTTTTGTGGAGCATCTGAAATCAACGCATTTCGTAAGTCAACACCTTGATGATCAAATGCCTTGAGAAGTGTTTGAGTGAAAGCATCCATTGAGAACAGGCCCTTTTCTTGAGTGAAGGATGTGATGGAAGCCAAGTTAATAGATGGAATCACTGTTGATAAATTGAATTCAGTTTCAAACATAAGCTTGATCCCAGAAAGTGGAATGTTGTATGCAAGACCTGTTGCGATAATAGACCCAGCAGAACATCCATAGATTCCGTTTGGAAACACTAATGGTTGATGTTTTTCAAGAGCGGCTAATCCACCAATCATCATTCCACCTCTTACACCACCTCCACCGAGTGCGATTGAGCGAAACATTCTTGTATGGAGGATGTAAGGATGCTTAAAGCCCGTGAAGTATGGGAAGAGCAAGAAGATAGGCGTGAAAAACGCATGCGAGCTATGAGACCTGTTCTTTCACAACTCTACGGACAAATCCGTAAACAAGCAACCCATTCACCCAATGCACCCTATATTGTTTTTGAAATTCCAGCCTATGTATTTGGATATCCTTTATTTCAAATGTCTGAAGCTCGTGAATACATCATGAATACCCTTTCACAAGGTGGATACATGGTGTGGGTGATTGATGATAAATATTTGTTGATTTCATGGTTGAAGACAGCTGGAGGCAAGCTGTCTCAACATCGCCCACCATTGCTTACAAACTATCGTCCTCAAGTCTACGATCCTTCAACTCTTGGAACTATGCGATAAAAAATGGATGCTTTCGTTTGGAGACTATTAAAGTCATATGAGCTGTGAACATGAAGTGGTGGTCCATGATGGTGAACGCGTTTGTACGTGCTGTGGAACGATTTTGGGATCTTGTATTGATGAGGGCGCCGAATGGCGAGTCTACGGCAATACTGAAGACGACCCTTCCAGAACAGGGACGATCACGAGCGAACTCCTTCCTGACTCCTCTTACGGATCTATGATGATGAGACGAAGAGGAGGTCAACAATCTGAAGAAGCCAAATCAATTGCTAAACTCTCTGCATGGTCGTTTTCAAGCCATGGAGAGAGATCGTGGATGGGCATCTTTGATGCAATTCAACAGTCATGTTCAAGAGCTGGACTTCCGAAAGCAATTGTGATGGATGGATGTGCAATGTTCAAGCGAGTTGAAGATGCTCAAAAGACACGAGGAGAAACACGCCGTGCTTTAATGGCTGCTGCAATCTTTACATCCTGTCGCCAGCACAACGCAACTCGTTCACATGAAGAAGTGGCAAACCTATTCCACGTGTCCATTCGTTCACTTTGTAAAGCTCTGACCCGATTCTCAGATGAAGGATCTAATGTATTGAATACACAACTAGGGATTGCAGAGCGTATTTGTGCGGACATGGATTTATCTGATTCAGATCGAGATGCGATTGTTCTAAGACTCCACACTTTACCTGAAATGGAACATACTCCAAAGACTATTGTTGCTGGAGTAGTCTGTGCAGTATTGGGCGGACAACTTACTAAAGTTTCAGAAGCCTCAGGTGTTTCTTCAGTCAGTATTCGCAAGATTGTTGAAAAGCTTAAGGCGTTGGAAAATATGTAATGTTCCACCCAACTGTTCCTGAAGCAACTACAAGTGTAGAACCATCAGCTGTAATCAATGCTCCATTTGAACCTGTACTTACTAATGTATAGTTAGATGTGCTTGAAGCCACTCCAATGTATCCATGACGAGTTGTATTTGAAGTTGCAGAAAGCATAAACATTCCCTTTTTAAATGGAACTGTTGTAGTTGTACTTACACCTGTTGTTCCATTAGATGATATGTAGCCTCCAGTTACTTGTAGAGTTGCACTGCTATTTGAATATGCAGATGTATTACTAATACTAGTAACAGTATTACTTCCTGAATTGGTAAATGTTAAAACACCATAACCATCAGATACACGAAATCCTCCATTGACATCTAGTGCATAGTAACCAGGAAGTGTATTAATTCCAAGACCACCATTTGCGTTGGTTCCAATACGAGTATATCCATTTACATCTAACTTCAAATCAGGAGTTGTTGCAGGTAATGATGATAGATTAATACCTACACGATTGCTACTAAGATCTCCTACAATGGCTGTATTGGATCCACTACCAATCATAAGCTGATTGCTTACTGCTGTTCCTCCATTGGACATTCCAGATCCGAGAAAGATGTTATTACTTCCCGATGCAATTCCTGTTCCAGCACCAATATAAATATTAGAGTTTCCACCATTGACTGTATTTGCACCAATAGAAATGCTATTTGAAGATAACACAGACCCAAATCCAGATCGATATCCAAGAAATACACTATTTTTAACATTTGAAGTAGACCCACCTGCACCTATTCCTATAAATGTATTACATGTGTTTGAAGATGCTGCAAGAATTGTATAAGCATTTCCAGCACTAATACCTACATAAAGATTTCCATTTGCATCTCCAAAAGATGCCGCAAATCCATAGACTATATTTGCAGACACTGAATCTATGTTTGTCAGTTCTAGCTTGGTTTGATAAACGCCGTTAGTTGTGTCAAATACAAATGTTGGGCGAAAGACATTCGTCAAAAGGTTTTGAACGTTGGATGTACTACTCATTATATTGACGAGAGACAAAGGTTTAAGTGTATTCTCCACTATAAGTATAACAATGTCCTATACTTTGTTTCCTATTCACTCGTCAGAGCAGCACTTGTATAAGATGTATAAGCAGAGCGTCGCAGTATTTTGGACGCCGGAGGAGATTGACTTTTCAAAGGATCATTCAGATTGGGCAAAGCTTACCGAAGATGAGAAGCATTTTATTACACATGTATTGGCATTCTTTGCAGGGTCCGATGGTATCGTCATGGAGAACTTAGTAAGACGATTTCAAGGCGAAGTTGACTCACAAGTGGTAAAGTTGTTTTATTCCTTTCAAAATGCGATGGAAGGAATTCACTCAGAGACCTATTCATTGCTGATTGATACATATGTCAAGAACGAGGAAGAGAAGGCTAAACTCTTCAATGCGATCACAACCATTCCATGTATTAAGGATAAGTCAGAGTGGGCACTAGAATGGATGAATACATATAAGAGCTTTGGAACCCGCTTAGCAGCTTTTGCTTGTGTGGAAGGTATCTTCTTCTCAGGTGCGTTTTGTGCAATCTTTTGGTTGAAGAAGCGGGGCCTTCTGCCTGGACTGACTTTCAGCAATGAGTTGATTTCTCGCGATGAAGGACTTCATACTCAGTTTGCTGTAGCTCTCTTTCATACTCTTGAAAACAAACCTCATCCTGAAGAGATTCGAACAATTATCATGGGAGCCGTGATTCTTGAGAAAGAGTTCATCTGCGAGTCTCTTCCATGTGCTCTGATTGGAATGAACTCAACATTAATGAGTCAGTATATTGAGTTTGTAGCCGATCGTCTTGCAGTCCAGTTAGGTTGTGATAAGATCTATGGAACACACAATCCGTTTGATTTTATGGATTTAATTAGCCTTGAAGGTAAGACCAACTTTTTTGAAAAGAAAGTGTCTGACTACTCACGCGTTCAGTCCTCTGGAGAGCTTCGGCTAGACGAAGATTTCTAGAGTAGTAGTAATGGAAGATAACATAAAGAATCTTGATAAGAATTTATCTAAACTTGGAAAGGTAAAACTAGAAACGGTTAATAAGATTGAATCTGCAATCAATGAAATTGTAGAGATTACTGAACAAGATCCTAGATATTCCAAATTTAAGCAAGAAGCGTTAGATTTGAAAGAGAAATTTGAAAAGATTGCTTCTGAAATTGTCTATGAAAATCCTAGTGGAGGTAGAAGTAAGACGCGTCGTTTTAAGAAAAAGCGATTGATGTCAAAAGCTTATTGTAAAAAGACACCATGTCGTCGTATGGGATTCACGCAGAAGGCTTCATGCCGTCCTTACAAGAACTGTTATTAATGTAGAATCGTGTTTCCTGCAGGTGTCTCTACCTTCTTATCACCTGTTTCTGAAGGTGTGATTGGAACAAAGTTTTCAGTGGACATCATCTTCAATACAAAGAATAGAATGAAGGAAATTACGATCACTACTAGTGTATACTTAAGAAGTAACCATAAAAGTCCCTTCATTGACGAAGAATTCTTCGCAGCGTAGGCACCGATTCCAGACGCAACCATCGTTTCAATAAATGCTCCTCCTTTCTTGGGTGCCATTTATCAGAAGACAAGATTACTTTCCAGAGGCGGTATTAGTAGCATCTTTGGGTGGTGGTTCAGAGGGTTTTCCAAACATAAAAAGAAGACTGAAGACCACAATGAAAAAGATCAAAAGACCCAGTAAGAAATATCCAAAGTACTTTGCGGCTGTTCCCATGACTCCTAAAACATCTGAATCGGGATTTTGACGAGCAAGATAAGCACCTGTTCCAACTAAAGCTGCACTTTCAATTAATCCAAGACCTCCTTTTTGGTTTCTTTTGCGACCCATTTACCATTATCTAGTGAAATAAATAGAATGGATGAAGATGTTATAATAGCAATCTCAGTTTTTTTAAGTGTATTTGGTTGTGCTTCAGCAGTAATGATTGGAAACTTTCTATGTCCTCCTACTCGTCCTAAACGCGGAATGTCCTATTTGGAAGATGATGACTTCGTTTAAGGAGCCACAACCTTTCCCCGCCTTCGTATAAATGGAGTTTCTACACGCATCGATTGCATTGCTCGCATCCATGGTTCTAGTCCTTGCAGGTATGGTAGGTTGGATCTATTGGCAACAAACACGTCTATTTCAGAACATGAATGCAATTGCATTAGTCATTGGAGATCTAAACCAAACTTTGATGGCAAACATTGTTCAACCCAAGATTGAGTTGGCAACAGTTCCAGAGCCAACGGAGACTCTTCAACGAGCTGAGATTCCTATCTCTGAAGATGAAGATGAAGATGATGACCGACTCTCTGTTGACAAGGAAGCAGAAGTCATCTCAGGACCTCCTGCACCTTTAGATACAGACGGTCTTCAAGACAAATCCAAAAAGGAGCTTCAAGAGATCTTGACAACCCGCGGTATTCCTTATAGTAAGTCTGATGCAAAGGGCGTTTTGATTTCTCTATTAAAGGCAACCGCTTAAAGTATATAATGAAAGTGGTTTCGTTTGATGTTGGACTTCGTAATTTAGCTTATTGTGTCCTTGAAGGCACAAGTCGCACAGATGTAAAGATCATAGATTGGAATATCATTGACGTATTAGGAGAACAGGCAGGTGTCGGTGCTCCTAGATGTCATAAATGCTCTACAGCAGCAAGATATGAACACGCAAGTAATGGATTGTTTAGTTGTGCAAAGCATTGTCCTCGTAAGAAGAAGGCAATCACTAAAACTGAAATCAATAAGTTGACTCCAAATCAACTTCATGAACGAATTGAAGCTGAAGGGTTGGAAACGACTGCAACTAAAAAATCAGATTTGGTGAAGTTGCTTTACAATCATCATAAACAGAACACATGGAAGAAGTGTATTTCGTCTGCGATTCAAGGATCTGTATTGGATCTAGCTCCTGCAATCATCAAGAGTTTGGATGCTCGGACTTCGTGGGCTGGAGCTGATGTCGTTGCTTTTGAGAATCAAATGGACCGACGGATGTTTGGGGTTCAAGCGATGCTCCAGATGTATTTTTGTTGCCGTGGATTTCGGTGTACGGGCGTGTCGGCAACTCACAAGCTGTCAAACATTGTGACTGTGGAAGATTCAACCGCAAGTTATAAAGGCCGCAAAAAGACAGGCATAGCTCATGCATACGCTTTAGTTCCTCAAGTGAATCAGGCGCATTTTGCTTCCCATCCGAAGAAGGACGATTTGGCGGATTCATTCTTACAAGGTCTTTGGGTATTAGAACACGAATCCAAGTAAATGGATGGTCCAAAATGGATCTGGATTGGCCAATAAAACTGGAAGATGTGGGAGACAACATGGACCAATTCATTAAAAAAAGACGTACTGAGAGTGAGATTGAGTATAGACTTCGTATTTGGAAATCAAGAGACCTGTGGGAATATGTTAAACTTGAGTGGAAAGAAAAAGACATTCGTAATGAAGAGATGTTGGAAAAGATGCTAGAAATGAAGCGTCAAGTACACAGAATGGATGAAGATGATATTGATAGAGAAGTGAAAGGTACAATAGAGTTTATGAAAACAATTGATCGTAGCATAAAAGAGCATGAGTATATCTGGTGTGAGATGTACATCGAGTATCTCAAGGAACGAAAGGAAGAATTAGAGATGGAAGTGGGTATGAAGAGATTTAGGATGTAAAGGGTAATTTTTTACTGTATCGCGTTCTAACTTTAAGAAGGACGTCCAAGTCACTTATAAGCATGGACATTGATCTACTCGTAAATCCACAATCTGCAGGTATCGCTAATTTAGAAACTGTAGATCTTCCAACATTATCATTTGATGATGTTCCCGCCCCACCTCCAGCTCCAAAGTTAGTTCCATCTTCTGAGGACACAGGACCCATTCAGCTTGGTGGAACCATGAACTTCAACGCTGAACCTTATGCTCCTTCAGTGAATCCTCGCAAGGTATCCGATGAGTCAATGATGAAGGAGAAATATGAAGTTCTTCGTAAGTTTGAGCGTCTTTCTAAGATGGGAGTTCCGATGAGAAAGCGTTTCACAATGGATTCTCCTTTGGAGGAGATGAAGTTGGAACTTGAGTTCATTAAGCGTGAGAAGTCTATGGACGCTACCATCAAGCAATTCTCTGAATGGTTTGTGACAGCTATGAGTGGATTAGAATACGGTTCCAAACATGTCACTCTACTCAAAGCGTTTGGTCTTCAATTAGATGGTCTTTCAGAATCTGCTCAAATGAATGTAGTGGATTTGGAAGATGATTTTGAAGAGTTATACGATCAATATGGTGAAAACTTGAAGATGCATCCATTGGTCAAAATTCCTATGCGTGCATGTATGATGGTCTATATGGTTCATTTGACTAATCAAATGACACGCAAGGCGCCAATTCCAAACATTGATGATATTATGCGACAGAACCCAGATATCGCACGATCTCTTGCTGCTGCGGCAATGCAGAACCAGACTCAGCAAATGCGTACAACAGCTAATGTTCCTCCACCTCCTCAAGCAACCAATCCTCTCTCAGGTCTCATGAGTTTTATGCAATCGGGTATGCCTCCAGCACCACCTCCATCCATGATTCCTAAACAACCTACAGCTGATAAACAGGTCAAGATTGGAGGTGGGGCCAAGACAAAAGTAGTAGCACCACCAGCACCCGCTCCAGCTCCAGTACCAGAAATGAGGTCACCACCTAACATTGATGAGCTTTTGAAAAGCATTAAGCAGTCTGTAGTTGTTCCACCCGGAAATGGACCTCCAGCAGCAGTTCCTGCGTCAGCTCTACGAGGAGCTAATCCAAAGAAAAACGCTGGATCTACAGGAAAAAACTCAGTAGTAATTAAGTTGTAATGAGGTTCTCAGATTTAGAACCTGGAATTGTAGTTACGTTTAATGAGAGTAGTATTGATAAGGAAAGATGGAGAAAACTCAATGAGGCAAGCATGTCTAGTAATTCACGCTATCAAAACATAGATCAATGGTATAATTTTCGGTATAAACAATATGAAAATATTCCTATAACAATAACCAGAATAGCTCGTGCAGGAGGGCGTCCACAAGATAATCGCCCCATGATGCTTTCAGGAACAACAACAATAGGTGATATACAAATTTCTGAAAGTTGGTTTGATCCAAAAAACGACTATGCTTTTAAAAGAGTTGTTCCAACTCAATCTGAAGAACTAAGAGATGAAATCAAAAAAAAACCTGCTAAGGTAGCTAAAAATGTTGTTTTGGGTGAATTAAAAGCAGTTCCAGGTGCGGTTGATTATAACAAAACTGAAGAAAACTTTGGTAAGGGTCGCAAGACTCGCAGAGGTCGCAAGAATCGTCGCCGAACTACTCGTAAGCGTTAAAAAAAACTCGGTAGTAAATTAAATGGTCAAGCATTCAAATCTACAACCGGGAATGATAGTTACATTTGATAGGAGTTCGGTTGATATTAATAGATGGAGAAATCTTAGGCAGAGGGGAATACGAAGCCCAAACTATACTAATGCAGAAGATTGGTACCGACGTACATTAGGAAAATTTGAAAATGTTCCTATAAAAATTAAAGGCTATCGACGTGTACAACACGATGGTGATGGATATGCAGGGCCAGGCATAACATATACTCAAGAATTGGTAGCAACAACTGTAGATGGTGATAGACTTCTAGATCTTGATGAAGCATGGTTTGATCCAAATAATGTAGATGCTTTCAAATCAGATATTGAAGAAAAAGGACGTGATGTTCGTAATACACGTATAATGGCAGCACGAAAGAGATTACCTCATGGTCCTGAAGCTATTATTGCGTCACAGCTTAGTGGTATTTCTGGAAAAAATGCTGCTCAACAGAATGATATGTTAAGACAAAAAGCAGATAGTTCATATGTTCCACCTGATAGAAAGGGTATGTCAGGTGGTAAGACACGCAAGGGTCGCAAGAGCAAGAAGACTCGTCGCACTCGCAAAAATTAACCAAATCTTGCTAGTCTAGCAGCTCGTAATTCTTCAGGAGTCAGAGTAACTTTTTCACCTGTAGCTTCACCTTCAAGTTCACACATTTGAACCCATTGTTCTGAGGTAATCCTTTGAAATGTCTTTAAACAAATCGATACATCTTTAGAAGTCTTCTTTCCCATGTGCCGACAATAGTCACAGTTTGTCATTACGATGTACTGTGCCCAGGGTCCTGTTCTTAATACTAATGCGTAGAAGGTAGACAACTGCTTCCAAGTAACCACATTCTTCTTGTAGCTCACATGCTTCTTATACTTGCACTGAACTGCATAGTACTTTCCATCTTTTTCGGCCACGATATCGATTCCAACATCCGGGCGTTTAAGGCTGAGTTTTGTCAAGAGTTCTTCAGGAACATCTTTCAGCAACCAAACATTCGTTAGTTTACGAACATGCTTGAGATACTGAACACAGAACTCTTCAAAGACATCACCGCGAACTTTTTTATTATCGCATGTTCTCATTTCAGTAAAAGTATGTGCGGGTTGTTCATACCATTTTTGGCATTCAGTTAGAAAGAGGTCAAAGAGTCCCGTCCCATCTGGACGAGGTGTTAGAAATAGTTTATGCAGATCCATGATAATGTCTAAAGTGTTGGCCAAAACAAATCCATTTTAATGAAACTTTAAGACAATTCTTTATATACTAATAATGATTCGTAATGTTAAAGAATCTCAAAAGAAGAGAGTTGCTGGAAGACAGCGTTATACATGTGCAGGGTCAGTTCCTGATTATATATGTCCAATGAAGGGAGAACCCTTTGATGAATCTGGATATGAGATTGATCATATTAAAGAACTCAGAGATGGAGGAACAAATGAAGAGTCAAACCTACAAGCACTATGCATCATGTGTCATCGTGTGAAGACAAGCAGGATGAGTTCTGTTATGGCAAGGCAAAATCGTATAATTGAAGAAGAGACACCTGAGTCAAAACTTGAAAAGTTCTGGTATAAACCACATGTTCCATCAACCTATTCTAATGAATGTCATCATTGTCATAATCAACATTCTGACAAATTTTTAAGAAAGGAAGGTGACTTATTGTTTTGTTCAATGCATAATCCAGGCAGTTGTAAATATCTAGGTTGTTTTGGAAAGAAACAAGTGCATGCTATAGTTGGTGAAAAATTTAGTTGGCCATCAAGATCTAAGTAAACATAGGAGGCACGTTACGATCATAGGCAGGCCAGTCTGCTTTTGAAATACCCGCATCTACTTTTTGATTAGCCATTCCTTCGGCACTTCTTCGAGAAACACCCATAGCGATAATTACGTATCCAGCTGTAAGAAGAGTGGATGTAATGATATCACGTGTCGCAGTAAAACACACAGCAAAAATGGCAATACGCCTCAACAGAAGATTACGGGAATATTCTTCCTGACTTCCGCTGAACTCATCCACTAAATGGCGAGATCCAATGTTGAGTAAAATCATCATCACGCCAATAAAAAACTTATTAGTATTCAGTGCATCAAGGTATTTCTGGATCTTCATTGTCTTGAATCAAGATTTTAGATAGGTGCAGATGTGGAAGATGATCCCATAGAAGGTTGAACACCCCCTGAGGTATTTGGAGGCATCATAGGGGGCATTGTGGCTGTAGGTGTAGTCATGGGTGCAGTGCTCATTGCAGGATTTGGAGGCATTGTATTAACGGGTGCCCCTGGTCCTGATGTTGGACCCATTGTATTAACTGGATTTGATGGTTCAAGTGAAGAAGCAGTAGGAGGAGTCACTGAAGAAGCAGAACGGCAAACAGGCGGTGTTGCTGTCGAGTCCAATGCTGTTCCTTCAGGACAATTCATTGTAGGAGGAACATCGAACATCTCACGATTCATGCCAGCACATCGAACATATCCAATGACCAACAAAAGTGCTGCTGAGCAACTTACATATTTATACACATAGACGATACCTCCTAACGCCGCCGCCTTGCCTACGGATGTAGAAAGGATATCGCGGATCATCTGAAGACTAGGAATAAACGCAAGGTAGGCAATTAATAGCCCGATAAGAATCCATTCATTGCGTGATGACAGCATTTATAGTTCCCTCATATTTTTCTGTGTTTCTTTGAACAAGTGGAGTATGAACTACTCAAGTTTAGAAGATGCTTTTGGCACCCCTTTCGGACAGCGAGCGCCCATTACCAGTTCTAGCGCAGAGAAGGATGATACTTCTAAAAAAGCTGACAACAAGGCCAAGCTCGCCGAAGTTGTCAAGTCGGTTGAAAGTAGCTTGCCTCTAGACACCAATCCGGCTACTGAATCTTTCAATGCAACACCTCGCCGCCCTCTACCTGAAGCTCCATTGGATCCACGATTGCCGACCTTTCGTCAGCCGTCAGAAGGGAGCTTTCGCGACCGTGTTCGTGAACATTTTGCAATGAGCGGAGGTGGAGGTGACGATTCAAAATTAGACAGAATTTTACGATTAATAGAACAAAATAGAACAGGCTATGCACCAGCTACAACACAGGATATGCTCCTATATATTGCGACGGGTGTGTTTTTCCTTTTTACCTTCGATACTTTTGTGACGCTCGGAAAGGCTATGCGTGGTCGCTAAGCGCGGTCGTTAGGACGTAGTCGGGTTGAAAGACTTGAGAACTGATCAAATCCGTTGTCAAGATACTCAATCTCAAAAGTTAAGCAATAGTTTGCTATATTTGTATTAGTTCCTGCACCTGCGGCAGTTGCGACGGCTTGATCAGATGTCCAATAGATAAATCCTTGGCTTCCTTGTTGAGAATGAAGACGAGTGCGAATACGAAGACGATCTAGCTTTCCAATTGGAGGATTGAAGTATGCCTTGTTCTCCTGACCAGAGTGATCATTGTATTCAATAAAATTTGTTGTACGTCCAAGAGCAAGTGTGCTTGAAGTAAGAACTGCTTTTGAATATGTAGTGTTAGCTATCTTTGCAAAGAAACTATCTGGATATTGCGATTTATTTCCTGCAACTGCTGTCTCGTCGCCCTTATTCAAACCTTCAATATCAACTAAAAAATAGTTTGGCATTGCATTATCTGTTATGACAATTGCTGTATCACCCGTATATGTAGCAGTAGGAGCATTTATTCCACTGGAGTATGTATGAGTTCGTGCACTTTCAAGTGTAGGGAACTCTGCACTCATAAGACGGAGAGACACAACTTTCTCATAGACGCGAGGTAAATACACAACGAACTCACCATTTGTGTAATAAATGCCTGTATCACGATCTGCTGAATCTACGTGAAGCACCTTCTTTACGGTGCGTAGTTCAGTCGTCGGGGTAGACGTTGAAACAATGCTTCCACGATAATCAAAGTTCATTATTACTTCCCTGCTAAATCTTTATCGGCAGTTCTCCATGTTTTTCCATGAAGCACAAATGAATATACACGAGCCATTCCCCATGCTTCTTGACTTGCGCCTGGGCGATGACCGGTTCTCCACGCAGCCATTCCACGATTGTAGACTTTTTTCAATGTGCCTTCAGAGACACCTGTAGCCTTGGCGATTGCGGGAATACCCGTCACACCGGGATACTTTTTATGAAAGCGAGATGTGTAGGACGAGGGGCGGCGCTGGGTTCCCTTGTCGGTCTTGAAGGGTTTGTATGCTTTTGGATCTTTCCACGACATTTTAGATCTACGAGTGATCTCACGCTTACGTTGTGCCTTGCGACGAGTAGAGAGTCCGCGATAGTATTTAGGAGGCCACAGCATATTGTATTTCTGCGTTTAAAAATAAGAATGGGTGATTCAAGCAGTGTGGATGTTGGAAAAGATGTTCATTGGACGCCTCGACTAGAAGAATATTTTGCTCAGACTGGTGAGAAGGCGAGTGGTCTTGCTTGGGTTCATAAACGATGCGAACAGATCTATAATCGTCAGAAAACCTATATTGACTTACCTGTTGCCATTGGATCCGCTATTACTGGTTTTATCAGTGTTGGTTCTACAACAATGTTTGCAGGGCAACAACAGACAGCTTCAATTGCCTTGGGCGCGGCTTCATTATTAGTCTCTATTTTGAACACGGTTGGATCCTATTACGGCTGGGCAAAAAGGGCAGAAGGACATCGTATTTCAGCGATTCATTATGCAAAGTTATATCGTTTCCTCGCGGTTGAATTGACACTCCCCCGAGATGAACGTATGACACCCACTGCTTTATTGAAGTATGTGAAGGATCAGTACGACCGACTTGCTGAAGTAAGTCCATTAGTTCCCGATTCAGTAGTGGATGAATTCAAGTCTAAGTTTTCTAAATACACAGATGTCTCCAAACCTGAAGAAACCAATGGACTCCACAAGATTGAGATTTATGCAGATGATCGTGTAGCAGCTTCACCCTTTACTTTAGATGCTGCTCCTGGTCTTACATTACGAACACCTAAGTCTCCCACGGAGAAGTCCGTTTCGGTTCAGGTTCCGGTGGCGAAGATTCAGTTGTAATTGACATCCGCTTAATCGTATAGTTGCGTTTACGATACAGTGTATTTCGCTGACCAAACTGACGACGAAACTGAGGATCTACAATATCTACAATCAATGGATGGATCGTTCGTGTTGATTTTTCAACTCTTAAAATACGACCAACAATCTGATCAATGTCTGGTCTCGGAGTTGCCATCACAAGAGTATTTAAAGTAGGTACATCAAATCCCTCTTTACACATTGAATAAGTCGCAATCAAGATCTTCTTATCAGCACAAAACTCGGTTCTCTTTGCAGAAGATACCTTTTGAGAGAGAATACAAGCAGTTTCTTGAATCGCAGGAGGCAGACCTTCTAGTATTGCTTTGCAATGCTCTACACGATCTGATAAGACTAACACTTGCCGTCCTTCTTCACATACATCTTCAATGATTCCACACAACCACTTAGTTCTGTCTTCGCATTCAGCAAGTTTATTCACCATAATTGGAACGGATACAAACCCTTGAGAACTCAAGACTACTTCATTAAATTCAGGATCAGTGTTTTGATATTCAAAGACTTCTACATTCACTTTTGTATCCACTGAATCACCTGTTTCAGATTTGTATAATAACGGTCCAAGAAACCAATTAATCACGTGCATTAGCTTATCTTTTCGGTCAGGTGTAGCCGATAATCCTAACATGTATTTCGATGTGATTTTGGGAAGTGCCTGAACAAACACCTCTGAAGCAATATGGTGGCACTCGTCCACAATGACCAATCCGATCGGTTTGAAGAGATCACCATTTAGCTCCTTCATAGAAAGTGTTTGGAGCATAACTATCACAACATCTCGGTCGGCTAC